TAGAGGTGGAAGCAGTGGTGGACGATCTGGTGGAAGCGTAGCCAGATCTTTGCGTTCTGGCGTGCGTGAGGTTTCTCCGGGGCGCTTTCGTGTGCCCGGGCTTGATCGAACGTTCACAAGCCGTGCGGCTGCAACTAATGTAGCAGAAGCTCGCCGCCGTCAGCAGAGAAGCGCGGCAACTGGCACGCTGTAGTTGTGAGCATCGCCGTAGTGTTTGCGCATTGCGGCGATGCGTACAGATTGGACAGGTAAAAAATGGCCTACAAGCTGAAGAAAAAGGAGGTTGAAGCAAAACTCCGAGAACTGTCTGGGAACATGTTCGTAACGGCGCAGGCGCTGGGAATTTCTCGCCAGACGCTGTATTCGTTCGTCAAGAAGCATGGCCTTGAAGACGTCGTGCAGGAAGCGCGGGAATCCATGACGGACATTGCCGAGACCTCGCTGAAGCGCGCGGTGATCAACGGCGAGGCGTGGGCCGTGTGCTTCACCTTGAAGACGCTTGGCAAGTCGCGCGGATACGTGGAGCGCGTGCAGCAGGAGATCAGCGGACGAGATGGGCAGGCAATCGAAATCAAACCTACAGTCTTCGACCACGGCGCCGCCGTTGCCTCCCTTGCGGCCCGATCAGCTGAGCATTATCGCGAACCCGGCGAAGTTCAAAATCGTGGCGATGGGACGCCGGTGGGGTAAGTCATTCATGGCAACGTCCTACGCTCTCTCCTGTGCAGACCTCGGCGCTACTGTCGCGTGGATCGCGCCGACGTACCGCAACAGCCGCCCACTGTGGCGCGCTGCGGAGCGTGCCGTAGCGCCAGTGGCTCACAAGCTCACCGTGCGCAGGAGTGAGCGCGAAATCGTATTCCCGTCTGGCGGATCGCTGTTCGTGTATTCGGCCGACAACCCGGACGCGATGCGTGGCATGTCGTTCGACCTCGTCATCATCGACGAGGCGTCACGCGTCTCCGAGGAATCGTGGACGGACGTAATTCAGCCGACGCTTGCCGATCGTGGCGGACGCGCGATGCTCATCTCGACTCCGGTAGGACGCAACTGGTTTTACCGCGAGTGGCTGAAGGGCCGTCAGCACTCGGAACGCATCGCATCTTTCCAAGCGCCGTCATCCGCGAATCCAATGCCGACGATCCGCGAGGCATTCGAGCGCGCGCGGGAAACGGTGAGCGATCGCACGTTCCGACAGGAATGGCTTGCCGAATTCGTGGACGACGGCGGAGGCGTGTTCCGTTCAGTCACTGACGCAGTGCGCGCGAAATCGTGCAGTTCTCCGAACACAGACCATACCTACGTAGCCGGCCTCGACTGGGCGCTGTCGAACGACTACACCGTGCTCACCGTCATCGACCAGACCACGCGTGAGGTGGCGCACATAGAACGGTTCACGATGATGGACTATGCGGCGCAGCGGGCGAGGATCCACGCGGTGTGCCAGCGATACAACGTCTACCTGGTGGTGGCCGAATCGAACGCGATGGGCAAACCCAACAACGACGAACTGCGGCGCATGGGCGTGCGCCTGCGTGATTTCAACACGACGAATCTCAGCAAGGCAGCGGCCATCGAATCACTCGCCGCCGCGTTCGATCATCGTGAGATCGGCATTTACGATCACCGCGAACTCATCGAAGAGCTACAAGCCTACGAGGGATCGCGTCTTGATAGCGGAGCCATGCGATACGGCGCGCCTGACGGCATGCACGACGACATGGTCATGTCGTTGGCTCTTGCATGGCAGGCATGCGGGAGCCAGTCAATGTGGGGGGCATAGGTATGGGAATACTCGATAGACTTTTCGGGAGGGATGAACCGGACGCTGTCAAAGCTCTGGAACGTCCGACGTGGTGGTCGAACGTCTGGAACACGGAAGGCGAGGACGGCAAAGACGAGTACGGCAATTCCCCCAGTGGCCGTATCGGTGCCGTTGAGTCCAACGTGTGGGCGTACAACTGCGTCAAAGCGCGCATGGCAGCGGTGGCGCAGGCTCCGATGAAACTGTATCGCGGATACGACGACGACAAGGAAGAGATCACGGAGCACCCCGTGCTCGACTTGCTCAGCAAGGTGAATCCTCTCAACCTCAACGCGCTTTCTTTTCGCCGCGGCATTGAGCAGCAGCTGTCGTTGCACGGGCGATGCTTGATTCAGAAGGTGAAGGGCACGGGCGGAGTGCAGGAGCTTTACATCCTGCCGATGAACTACGTTGAGATCGTGCCAGATGCGCGGCTGTGGATCGCGGGCTTCCGTTGGCTTCCGACCAACGATTTCATTCCGCGCGCCGATGTCATTGACATCAGCTACCCGGCGCTTGACGGCAGCGTCGAAGCAGACAGCCCGACGGCCGTTGCGCTTGACGCGATCAACCGCTACAACCTCGCGGACAAGGCGCAGGCCAGCATCGACCGTCGCGGCGGGCAGAAGGGCGGCATGGTCATCCATCCGCAGGGAACGATCGCGGCGGACTTCGAGCGCATCCGCATGGCGTGGGACAGGTGGCGTAAAAACCCCGACAACGCAGGCCGAGACATGCACGTGTCGAACGGCTTCGAGTACGTGGCCGATGCGTTCAGCGCGGTGGAGATGCAGCGAGAGGAGCGGCTGATGCGCATCGCCAACGAGATCATGGCACCGTATGGAGTCCCTCCCGCGATCGCTGGCGATTACAAGGACGCCAGCAAGCTGGCGAACGCGGACGCACAGCGGAAGAATTTCTGGGAATCGTTCGCGGTTGACGAGTTGAAGTTGATTGAAGAGGAGCTGACGTTCAGCCTTCTCCACGCCGAATATCCCGGCAGCGAAGACCTGTATTTCGAGCACGACCTGTCGGACATCGCTGCGCTTCGTGAGGACGCCGACAGCCGCGTGAATCGCGCCATTGCGCTCACGGCGGCGAACCTCGCATCCGTGAACGAAGCGCGAGACCTGGTGGGCCTCGACATGAGCGAGGATCCGGCCGCGGATCGTATCCTCATGGAGGCTTCGCAGGCTGACGTTGTGGCGGACCCCGCACCGCTCATCGCCATCGTCGATCAGCGCAACGCCGGCACGATCACGGACGATGCGGCGTCTACGCTTCTGCGGATCGCTGCGCCGAATCTCACTGATGAGCAAGTGGCATCGTTGCTCACGCGATCCGCTGCGCCTGCGCCGGAAGCTGCGCCTGTGGAGGACGAGGACGACGACGAGTACGACGATGAGATGGACACGTTCGATGCGGAGGACGATGCGATCGAGGCGGAGATCGACGCGCTACTTGCCGATGAGCCGGCGAAGGCCGACCGCATGTTCGACGAGTCGAAGATTGAACGGCAGGGCGGGAAGTTTGCGCCGAAGGGAGCGGGTGATGATGGCGCGCCTGCCACTGCCAAGCGCAAGCGCGTGCTCTCGCCAGAGGCGAAGAAGCGCCAGCAGGAACGGCGCGTCACTCGCGCGCGAGAGGTGGAGTCGCGCATGAAGTCCGACATTCAACGCCTTGATGAAGCGCGCGCGAACGCAGACGACAAGCTGGGGAAGCGCATCGATCGCTTGAAGGCGCGATTGCAGCAGCGGCTCACCGATGCCACGACGATCATTGAGAGCAACGGCACCACTGTGCCCAAGCGCAAGCGCACGAGCGCGGTAGATCGTCTCCTGGGCTCGCGCGAAGAGCCTGCGTCGGTGCCGTCTCCCACGGACTCGCTGCCGACCGTGAAAGCGGTTGACGAGAGCGTAGATGATCCGTGGGCACCTCCGGCCGCAGTACGCAAAGCGGCGGAGCGCGGGCTGGAGCTTCGCCGCGAGTTCAACCGAGGCGGGACGGAAATCGGCGTGGCGCGCGCGCGTGACTTGTCGAATGGCAAACGCATCCCCCCGCAGACCATCAACCGCATGCTGTCGTATTTCGCCCGGCACGAGGTGGACAAGAAGGGCGAGGGATGGGGAGACGAGAACAACCCTAGCGCCGGTTACATCGCGTGGCTGTTGTGGGGCGGGGATGCCGGATGGTCGTGGGCGCGCGGCATCGAACGCGAATACCCTGCCGAGGTCAAAGCCTTTCCATACGTTGATCCCGTCGGCCTGGTAGCGGAGACCATCGACGGCGAGGAGCTGGGCGTCATCGATGCGCTGCACCGTGGTGGCGTGCACGACGGCGTGAAGGCGTCGGTGAAATCGCCGGTGTTCACGATCGCAGGCAAAGCCTACGCCGCCGATGAAGTGATGGTGAGACATGCCTAGTCCGATTCAAGTGATGCTTGTTCGCCCCGAGAAATTCAAAAGGTACACGGGCGCACTGACAGAGGGCAAGAAGAAGGCGCTCGCCTACGCGCTTGAAGAACTCGACAAGTACGGCCGTGCGCAGGTGAAGCAAATCCAAGAGGAAGCGCCGGAGAACAAGGGCTTGTTCGCGCAAGGGTTCACGTACAGCGTGAAGAAGAGCGGGCCGCAGCTGGGCGAACTGCGCATCAATTGGTATCCCAAAGACCGGCCAAAGAACTTGCTGGAGTGGCTTACGTTCGGCACGGGCATCCACGGGCCGAGGCGTCATCGCATCGTTCCTAAGGCGGTATGGGCCAATGAGAAGCGCGTAAAGGCCGGCAAGAAGCCGAAGGCCATCCCAGCCAAGAAGCGCGTGCTCGCATGGCAAGACCCAAACACCGGCAAGTGGATCCGCGCGTCTAGCGTCGCTGGCATCAAGCCGAACGACTTCCTGCGCCGTGCATGGTATGAGCCGGAGATCGCGCGAATGCGCACATCGCTGGGCTTCAACGTCGGCAAGCTCATCCGCGAGCTGATCATTCAGAAGAGCAACCGCGCATGATGGTTTATGATGTGAGAGGGAGGTAGAACAGATGTTCGTATCGGATGCGGTTAAGGCGGCAGGGGAGTTGTCCTTAGACGTGCTGGGCCTCCCGTTCGGGACGGATCGGCAGGGGCAAGTTTTCGACCGGAATACAGACATCGGGCTGGAACCCGGCGACGAAGTGCCCGCGCTTTACTATCACGGCTTCGCTGAGCGTGCGGCCAAAT